ATGGCTGAGGGGTATTTTCTCCCGGCCAGCAGAAAGCCAGGCTGAGCGCCCAGGTGCCATGTTAGCGAGGCACGGTTTTGTACTTCTCTCGGGGAATGCAGCCGTGTATGCGAAAATGGTGCCAACACGTGGGTCAGATCCGATGGATGTGGATTTGTCCCCCAAGGAGGAAGTGGAGGAAATCTGCAGGGGGATAGTTAATGACGCCGTAAGGAAGGCGATTCTAAGGGTGCAGATTCAGGAGGAGTACGACCGCAACATCATCATGCCATGGCTGCAACAGGCCCAGGCCTCTGATGGTAGCGCGGCTAGTTCAGGGGGTGGAGGTGGTGCGGGGCAAAGTGCCCCCGCGCCGGAGGGTGCGGGGCCAGGAAATGGCCCCGCGCCCGGGGGTGCGGGGCCAGGAAATGGCCCTGCGCCCATGGAGGTCGACCGTGAGGTGCCAACTTATGGGCCGAACGGCGCCCCCCATCCATTGGGGACAACGTCGCTTGCTGACTTGGTAGGAATCACTGCGTTCAGAAATGAGCGTCAGGTCAGGGAAGCAGCAGCATGCGGCGTGGCGGCTTATAGGGCCTTTGACCACATTGATGGAAACAACGTCGACGTGGAAGTGAAGGTCAGTGTCGCTGAGTCTCTAAAGCAGCAAGCCAACAAACTGTTCGGCAAGCCGAAGAAGCATAGCGCGAGACATCGTTGTGCCAATCGGTATTATCGCCGGGTCGCAGTGGTGAAAGCCCTGGTGGACCAGGTGAAGTTTGCTGCTCCCTGTATCTTCACTGGCAGTGATGCGGACAAGCGCGCACTGTTCCTCATTGTGCGCCGGGTGGTGAAGGAGGCCAGGGACGACGGAGTTCCTTTGCCCAACGGTAAGGTGCACATTACGGACCGGGAGAAGGCCTGGTACCTGAAGGCGGTATGCACATCATATTACATACAAGAGGAGGATGACGTGTTCTGGGAGCGTCTCGCTGAGAGCGGGAGCGCCATTACAGCGTAGGGGTGCCTCGTGCGAATGGAGGCTAGAACGACAACCGCGAAGCAGTATCACGACGGTACGTCATTCCGGGGAATAGCCGTAAAAACGCATGTGGATGCTAAACCCGCAAAACCTAGGCATGTAATTTTATCGCCATACATGTCTGCTAGAAACGATTTTGGCGCACATAATAACAATTTACCCAACCTAATCCGGGGCCTGAATGAGAGAGTTTTCAACGTTCAAGGCAAGTTAGGTTTGGAGCCCACCCCGCAGCCACACAGCGGGGAGTGGAGGAAAATGACGGGAGTGGCAGTAAGGCTGTCAGACAGAGTACGCGAGTTTGGAAGGTGTCAACATCTGACCTGCGAAGAGTTTATCGAGCAGTGTCCCGCTAACAAGCGTCGATTGTATGCAACAGCAGCCGAACAATACAACCGTCAGGGCTGGACGAAGCGTGATGCGCGGATAAAGGTATTTGTGAAGTTTGAGAAGTTGAACTTTACGAAGAAAGGTGATCCTGCGCCCCGGGTTATACAACCACGCTCACCTATTTACAATTTAGCGTTAGGGAGGTTCACCAGGCGAGTCGAGGAGCAGCTATATCATGCCTTGGCCGAGGAGTGGGGTGAGGATGGGGGAAAAGTAGTTATGAAGGGTCTAACGGTTGAGGAAGTCGCAGCGGAAATGAGAACAAAATGGAACAAGTTTAAATGCCCAACAGCAGTTGGACTTGATGCCAGCAGGTTTGATCAGCACGTCAGTGAAGATGCTCTAAAATGGGAACACAGTATCTACAAGCGTATATTTGACTATCATCCAGAGTTGGTGGCACTGTTGAAAGTGCAACTGGAGAATGAAGGATTTGCGTTTGTTGATGGCCACAAACTTTCTTACAAGGTGAGTGGTACCCGGGCGAGTGGGGATATGAACACCTCGCTCGGGAATTGTATCATTATGTGTTCGTTGGTTAGGGAATATTTGAGGGGCATCGGCGTGAATGCAGAGTTGGCTAATAATGGCGACGACTGCCTGATCTTTATGGAGAAGAGTGACCTGTATAAGTTAGTGGGTCTATCAGATTGGTTTTTGCGATATGGATTCGAGATGGAAGTGGAACAGCCGGTGTTTGAATTCGAGGAGTGCGTGTTCTGTCAAATGCAGCCGATATTGGTAAATGCTGAGACAGACACTTGGGTGATGTGCAGGCAACCATCAGCAGCATTCGCTAAGGATGCTCTGAGCCTGTCGGTGAGCACTGAGTTAGGATTTAGACAATGGTCGTATCAGGTGGGGGTTGGAGGTCATGCATTGTATGGAGACATGCCCATCTTTGGTGAACTATACAAAGTTTACAAGAGAGAGGGGGTTGATAGCAATGCGGGCCGCTCCGCCATTTTGGCTGATTCGGGATTCTTGAGGCTGAGCAAGACGCCGCGAGTGAGAGGTGACTTCGTTGGACAAATTAGTGACGACACGAGGGTGTCGTTTTACAAAGCTTTTGGCTACCCTCCGTCTATGCAAATCGCGATGGAATGTGAGATTAGGGCAATGAGTTATAAAGGTGTGCGCAACTTACCAGAAAACATAGCGTTGAGTTGCGGACTAACAACAATCTAGGTCGTGTACCGTGGCCTCCTTTACGATTCTTACGAACTTGGGGCACATGCTCACAATGTTGTTGCAACATTGTGGTCATGTGCGTACCAGGCAAGTTAAATAGGACAGACGGCTAGCCGGCTGTTATGGGGACCATTTGGTTAGATGCATAGGTCGTAGTATCCTATCACATCAGTTGTTCGTTGAACGTTTATACTCATAGTCACATTCTACAGGATGAATATCGCGGCATGAACCACTCAGGGGTGTTTCATAGATACATAGAAGAGAGAAACACATGGTGAAGAGAAATAATGGAGGCGGAGGAGGGAAGAGGAAGAATGGGAGTGGAAGGAGCAGGAGCACAATCGCAAAGAGAAACAACACGAGGCGCTTCCGTGGTATTACGCAGTCCGTCGCTCTTAGCGTTAACAACGCTTACGGGGACACTGCTAAGCCGCAGGCCATCGTCAAAGGACTTGATGCGTTTGATACTAGTCACGTTCCTCTCCCTCGTGCTGTGGGTGATTATACCGTCGTCAGAACGACGCAAATATTTCCAAGCGGTAGCCAATTCAACCTCTTTGGACCAATGATGGCCAAAGATGCGACTGGTAACCAAGCTTGGAGCAACATATGTGCACTTAGTAGTGGTGCAGGGTCTTGGGCCGGTGGTGCAAACCATCCCGTAAACCAGCCCAGCGCCACTATCAGGCGCACGTTCGAAAGTATGAGCCCTGGGTCCTGGTCATGGAATAATGTCAAGGTAACTCCAGCCGCTTATACGGTAAAAATTATGAACCCTGAAGCACTGCAAACCACGTCTGGGATAGTATACATCGGGCGGGCCAAGCAGATGCTGAACCCTGGTGGGGACACACGAACATACGAACAACTGGCTCAATCGCTGGTGTCGTATTCGACACCTGAGTTGTGTGCCGCAGGCCGCTTGGCTATGTGTGGGGTGAAGGTTGATGCCGTGCCCTACGATATCAATGCGCTGGCTGATTTCCGTACAATGGCACTTAACGCGGATGGAAACTTCACATGGGATGATGACTCATTGATGTACGACGGGTTTGCACCCATTTTTGTGTATAACCCTAACAACATTGAATTGCAGTTCATGGTCTGCTGTGAGTGGCGCGTGAGGTTTGACCCAGGCAACCCTGCTTATGCAACCCATACTTACCACCAGCCATCGACGCTGGGGTACTGGGACCGCGTACAGCGCATGGGGTCAGCTTTGGGCAATGGCGTCATGGACTTGGCTGAAAAGTCAGGGCCAAAATTAATGATGCATTTGGCGGAGAAAGCAGTCAAGCGACAGTTTCAAATTGCTGGCGGCTGACGGCATTTAGACACATATGATGGTAAAGTTTTGGAAATAAGAGGTACCCAGCGTCTTAGCGTTTGGGTGAAGATTTGCCAAAACACGAAATTGCATTATGCAGAAAACAAAAATTTTCCTACCGGCTCCTGCGCGCGAGCAACACAGCCTAGTCAGCTGCCTGCCGCAAGTGTGAGAAGAACCCTAAGGAACAAGATAACAGGGCGTGGGCGGCTCCAAAAGGGATATGTGGGTAGTGGTTATATTACCATGGTGACCTGCAGATTCCCGATTGGAGACACGAGAGGACCACGTAGGGATGTTGAACACCGCATTCCTGCCGACTGAGAGGCCTGAAAATATCTCACCTAGATCTTGCCATAGGAGGAACTTACATTTTCGGTGGTGTTGCCAGGCCCTGGTAGCGAAGCCCCTCCAAAAACAACGTTACATACTTTTACTAACACTAGATACAAATTATGCCCATCCAAGGCATTCCGTAGTGCATGCGGAAGCGTTTAAGAGACGCAAAGGTCACCATGGATTTAAGCGGGGGGGGGGTTTAAACTCCTCCGTGCAGGTGATTGAGTAGCTTCTTCGGAAGTGTTATAGCTGAAGCTAAAATTAG